CAATCTCATCATCTACTATCCTACCCATGACTGCTTTACAGATGTTCTGCTGCAAATCATAGTTTAGGCTTAGGTTCATAAAATAACCTGTTACCAGATTAATTGACCACCTCTGCAAAGGGTTAAAGTAGCCAAATATAGAACCCTCAAATCTTACAAATGGTCCTGCATATAACCTCTGTTTTTCTTCAACTGCTATGCGTAAAAATGCTTTACTACTTTCATATGGAGTAGCTAAAATACTCTCAGATATTCCTCTGCGATTCCATAAAGTTGTTAGCGTTGTTTGATCAGGACCATAAATAGCACCCATATAAATACTACTAATACTATCTCCGTTAAATACATCAATTGTCTCAGGCACAAAAGTAAATTTGCCTGTTTGTGTAGCCGTATGGATTTCACCAATAACATCTCCAAAATCAATCAATACAAAACCTGAAATATTAGTATAAATAATATCGTTAACTGTGCCTGATGGTGCAAGTATCTTAAAAGTGACTGACTTTGTAAATAATCCTGTAATAGGAACTATGGCTGATAATATTTCTAAAGTACCACCAACACCAATTTCGCTTCTTGATGTATAAGCCAATTCCGATGCGCTAACAATCCATGCGCCCTCAGATTGCAAATAATATGTATTTAGTCCCTCTGTTAAAGTAATTACAAAATTCATATCGGTAGCAAACAAAGGATCTAAATTTTCATACTCAATAACCAATCGTAATCTCTGTCCGTTATCAATAGGAATAGTATTATCATTTATGTAAAAATTAGCTAGAGTTGGATAAGTGCCTCCATCTGAATAAAATACTACACCACCAGTAGGATTTAAACCTGCATACATTGTGCCTGTTTTAGTATAGCCAGGTATAGTAACAAACTCACATGGACCAATCGGATCGCCTCCACAAGTTTGACCTGCACCTGCTAAAGTTGGATTTGCTAATTCTTGCTCAGGATTTTGTTTTTCGCCATACCTATATGACATTGACGCATTTTTATATGGTCTGTCAATCATTTTCATCTGGTCAGTATTGATATGAAAATAAGGAGCTTCAATAATGCCCTCACTCTCGCCACCTAGAATTAAATCTAAATTTTCGGTAACTGTTGGCTGATCATAAATCCGGTAACCATCTAAATATCTTCTGAATACTAAATCGCCATCAACTGCTAACTCAGTAGGTCTATAAATATACCACTCTCCAGAACTTTGAATCATTACGGCAGTCCATTCCTCTAGTATCGATCTTAACACCTCCTCGCAATTCATTGGCGTAAACTGGTCATCTTTTAGATAGCGTTCACTACTTACATAACCCTGATCTAACGGGTCATAGGTATCGCCTTGCGTCATAGTTATATCATAAATATTAACGCAAGTATTTAACACTAATGCAGGTGCTTCTAAGCGTACTAAACAGGCTTCTATAACCTCAATAAAACTTTGCTTACCTAAATAGAAATTGCCATCATTCTGGACATAAGACAAATTTTTAAGCAACCCGATGCCATCAACTGCATTCACAGAAATAACATAAGGCGGAAATGTAAATGACTCCTGACATCCATCTGGAATAATAAAGCCTTGCCAGATTAAATCCTCAAAGCCTCCTGGACTAGCATAACAAACACCTGATGCATTTGCATACGCTTGTCCCTCTGCCGTAAATCCGCTATCAGCATCTGCTAGAGCCTGAGCTGCTGCTTGACTTGTCACGCTATTGTAATTTTTAGTAAAGACTTCTAAAGATCCCTCACCAGATGCGCATGATGTTTCAAATACCGCTGAACGTAGTGCCGTATAGGTTGTGGCTGAGTACGTAGTGTAAGTTTCTATAAATATATCGCTTGTCGGCACTAAGCTAACATCTATTGAGAAAGGGTATGTTGTCGTTCTTTGTGTAGGCAGTCCGGTAATCTCTAAATTCATACCGGGTATGCCACCTGCTGATGGTCCTGCTGCATAAGGTTTTATTAAAACAGTATCGCCTTGATTTATCTCGAATGAGCCTGATGCCGTAGTAAACTGTAAAACCTCGCTTACGCCATTAACAAATATTTCTAAATCCATCTCTGCTGCAACCTCACTCATGTCCCAGTTAACAGTTAAGGTGCATGGCTTTTCTTTACGATAAATTTGTACCATGAACTCACGCTCATTCTCGGTATATAAATCCTCTAGTTCAAAGTCCTCAGTAGCTATTAAATTTAACGTACATTCAGATCCTATAATAGGCTCTAGCTTATTGCTAGATGTATTCTGGTAGTTAATCTGGATTGGATTTTGCTGAGCCTGAATCTCTGTAGATGCACCTGCATAATCTAATTGCGATATACTGCATAAGTATTCATCTGGAAAGCAATCCACTTTCCGAGTATCTCTATCTGAATAAAACGTGAAATAATATTTTTGCGAGTAACTCATGGTCCGAACCTCTGTAATTTAGCACCTGCTCTGTTTAAAACTCCGATTAAGTTAGTACCTGAAATCTCAAATATAACACGACCACCACCAAAGTCTTGAGCAGATCCTGCTGCACTTGTGCTGATAGTTGATGATGCTTGTGGGATAGGTGCTTGTTGTTTCTTTTTAAATAAGGATGCTATTCCTGCTATTGCAGCAACTCCTGCTAAGATAGGTAACAATGCGCCTCCGGTTGCACCTTTTGCTGCTGACTTGCCACCAATTCCTAATACTCCTGCAATACCTGCTAATAATCCGCCGCCTTTTTCAGTTTTACCGCCCTTTGATCCTAATAAATTTAAAACACCTTGCGCAGCTTCACTAGCTAATACTGATAAAAAAGTATTTTTAATTGCTTGACCTAAAGCTGCAAAAGAGAAATTACCATTCATTAATAAATCATCAAAGAATGTTTTAAATGATGTACCTAGCTGAGGCAATAAATCAAATTTAATATTATCCTGTAATATCTGGAATGGAGTATAAAGTTGTTTACCTAAATTATCAGGTACAAATCCTTTAGTATCTAATAAATTATTTATGTTAATTAACGGCTTACCTCCGCTTAAAGTTTTTGCAATATCTTTTTTACCTAATTCCGCAATACCTTTAAAGTCATTAATTATTGCAAAGAATCTTCTTTTTTCTTTTTCAGTTTCTTTTAACTTTTCACCTGCTACGCTTCCACTAATTTTGCCACCTTTTAATACCTCAGCAGTTGCTGCTTTTTGTAACTGTATATTTTGATCAGTAAGTATATTAGTATCGGTTAATAAATTATTCTTAACTTTCGTTAACTCATTTTCCTGAAAACCTGCCTTTAGAAACTGATTTAAAATATCTCTTTGCTTAGATGTTAAAATATTAGCTTCTTGCTTTGCTAATAAATTCTGACTATCAACCTGAGCCTGTAATTTCTTTTGCTTAGTCTGTTCGGCAACTATTTGAGTAGTTAAGTCAATTACTTTCTGCTCATTTTCTAACTGTCTAGTAGAGTTTTTAGTAATTAGATCAGCGGCTGCCCTTGCTCTAGCAGTTGCTAAAATAGATGCAGTTAATGAATCATAAGCAGTTTTTGTTTTATCGGTTGCGCTTGTCTCAAATTTTAGATTTCCAAAATATGCAGGATATAACTTTTGTATTTCCTTATAGGCTTCTTTTCTTTTTTCAAGAGGTAAAGCTGCATTTTGGTACTGGTCGTATAATAGCTTTATAGTAGTTAATTCAGATGCTGCGCTTTGCCCTCCTTTTAACCTTGCCTGATCAACTTGGTTTAAAGAATTAATATATTCGTCTGTTACTTTTTTAGCGACAGTAACCTCTTTATTTGCTCTTTGCTGATATTGCTGATAAAATAGAATACCTGCTGATACAACTGACAAAGCAATACCTAATCCGGCAGGACCAATTAAAGATTGCCCTAATGCTTTTAACGCAGAGCCAGTACCGCCTGTTTCTGCTTTTAATCTACTAAAACTTTCTAATAATGGATTTAAGTTATTCTGAATACCAATAAATCCAAAAGGTGCGTCTTGCGCAACTCTGCCTAAGTTAGTTAAGGCAAAGGCAGCAGAGTTAGATCCTTTTACAACTGCGCCACCTAGAACTCCCGCACTCTTAGATGCATCAGTAGCAAATTGATTTAATTTAGCACTTGCACCTTTTAAATCTTTATCTAGTTGCCCTAAAGGTGCGCCAATAGGTATTTCAATTCCTTGCATCTTCTAAGTATTTAAGCATTGCCTTATTCATTTGATCTTTGATTACATCCATGTCTGCTATCTCATCGTTTTTGTAGATAAAAGCCATGAACTTTTTAAAACTAGGCATCCCTTTATTTACGTGAACTCTCATTCCGTTCCACGTAGACCAACCGATTCGCTCCCAGTCCTTTTTTTCTTTATTAAAAAAGCCTTGACATTTCAGGCAGTACTGATTCCATGTCAAGGCGTAAAAGTCATTAGGCATTAAGTTTAGCTCACCAAAAGCAAAGGTTAAAACATCTTTATTCCATTCTAACTTTCCACCTTGCTTTTTTTTTGTTCAGTAATTTCACCTAACCCTAAACTTTTATGTATCGCTTCATTAACCTTTACTAAAATATCGCTTTTAGAATCATCTACCCATTGATAGGTATCAAACTCTGTAAAGTCAGGTACTCCACCCTCTTTTAGTATCGGATAACAAGCAGCATGAAACATCCAAACTCTAACAAATTCCATTTCTTTTGAATCTGGTATTTTACCTAAATCGCTTATAGAAATATTAAAATGTTGCAATACTTTTTCAAGAGCATAATTGCCAAAAAACATTTTACGCTCAATACCATTGATTGTGTAAATCAAATGTCCTTCCATAAATTAGTAGCCAGGATATGGATCAGTTGTGGTAATATCACCATCACCTAGCAAAGTACCAGTAAAGGTAATGAACTCGCCCTCAGCGCCTGTAATCTCTAAAGCACTAAAGTAAGCATAGCCATACTGCTCTGAAAAGTTAGGATCTTCTGTGCCATCTGTTTTAAGTAAAGCTACTTGAAACTCAGTCAAAGTCTTTGCTCTTGCAATAGTGCTTATACGATCCCATGATGCCTTAGCGGTATCGCCACCTGCGCCAACTGTATCTGTAAAAACACCCTCAAAAGGTATCTCAAAAGAATAGGTTGTCGGTTTGCGTCTGGTCACTCCAGGATCGCATTTAGTTACTGTCTCAGCAAAATCCCATGATTCGCTGATTCCGTTTGAAGTTAAACACGCTACTGGTTTCCATGCGCCACCTGTGCGAATGTAGAGCATGAATAGACTTCCTGCGTAAAATTGTTCTGCTGCCATAATTAATCTCTATTTAATTTGTGTTGAAAAGTTAAAATATATTGAAATATGTTTTCTGTTTCTGTTTCTAAAATTACCTCATTTGTTAATAGTTGTAAGGTTTCAACATTTATAAAGTTACTCAAAGTTAAGTTAGTAACTTGTATTCTGTCTTGTATCTCCTCGCTTATTACCATTGCAAAACTTAAATCGCCATTACCATTTGGGTATCTGGTTACTATCTGAACATTTATAGTACAAAGATAGTAATATCCACACTTTGTCTGCTCTTGCAATCTAGTCTGGCTAGATAAAATTACATATTTAGCCGGTACATTCTTTAAAGGTGCTGATTTACTGTATACAGGTATAGTAACGCCACCAACTATTAAATTGGCTAGGGT